CTTTTACCTCGGTTGCTTGGAGTACTTCAACTGTTCCTATTAGGGAATGTGAATCTTGTCCATCAAGCAGTAGAACATCCTTACCAAACTTTGATACAAACTCAATACCTTTCTCAACCGATTCGGCTAAGCTTGCTTGCTTATCTATGAAGCTTGCTTGAGCAATAAAAGCAAAATCGTATGAACTATCCTCGGTTGTAAACTCTATACCTACCTCTTTGAATAAGTCTTTAGCTCTCCAATATGGACGGAAAGCAATCTCATTGCGGTGTAGGTCAGGTTGTACTAACCGAATCTTTATCATAAAGTATCGTAGTAAGCGTTTTGTTTTTCTTGACGCTGGATTGTTTTAGGATGGAACAAGCACCATTCTTCCTGAGGGGGAAGCGGGGAAGCGGTTTTAAATCCTTCTAGGTATTCATGTACCTTGCTTACCCATTTAATATCTGAAGATCTTTTATAGATCCTCCATTGATAGTCTGGAAAGTTTACCCAGTCTTTTTCGTTAATAGCCCAGTTCCACTTCTGTACATGCTCTAGGGTTAGTCCTTCTACTGTGTTGATTCGAGGTACTAGTATAACATCTACCTGATTCATTTCAAGTAGAGCAGGGAGATGCTGCATTAGAAAACTGCTAGGCATCTCATCAGCATCAATCTGAAAGATATAATCTCCCAAGCAAGCTTCAGTCAAAGCATTCTTCATGTTAGCAAAGTGCCCGTCGAAGTGGTAACTAATGTACCGAAATGGAGCAAATGTATTCGTAGATAGACTTCTTAGATACTCATCTACTGCCTTAGTTCCATTATTGGAATCGTAAAAGATAATGATCTCATCCTCCTGCCTCTTGTTCTGAATTAGGAAAGGAAGCAGTCGTTGTATCTCTACAAGCTCATTACAAACCGTTACTGCGTAACTAATTTTCATTACATTTCGTAAAAGCCAATTACTTGTAATGCGTCCATAAAGTCTCTCTGTTCGAAGTTTTGAGCTCCTTTCATATCCATTTTATGAGTCTGCCCTTCAGGGTACTTGTGCTGTTCTTCTTTAAGAATCTCAACAGCTTTAACGGCTGCCCATCTCCAATTCTCTTTAGTACTGCCGTCGATAAACACCATTCCTTTACCAGGCAGTGTTACCGTAGCAGGCATCCATATATGATCGTCTTGATCTTTATGAAGAAGGTCTTTGTAGAGTTCTGGAGAGGATTCTAAGGCTTGAGTGACTGGCTGGCTTCCTTCTGTCATAACAGTAGAGGTTGTAAAGCCACATCCCATACATAACCAGGTTGTTAGCTGTTCGTTGATGTGCTGTTCGTAGCAGGCATTAGAGCCGCATCTTTTACAATCGGTTAACTTATCCATTTATTTTCTGTAGTTTAGGTAGCTGTAATGTTGGTAGTTTAAGTTCAACTTGCTTAGGGAACTCAGGAAGATTACTTGAGAGAATTTGATCTAATTGCTCTGCCATCTTCTCCCAGCTAAAGTTTGTACGAGACTTATATCCCTGTCTCTTAGCTAGCTCTGCATACTTCTTATAGTTGTCAAATACCATACGCAAAGCAGTTCCTGTCTGTGCATCGTCTGGTGTAAACCATTGAGCTTCTTTTAATAGCATTTTATCTATTGCAGCACTCTTATGTACGTTAGTCAGAGTACCGGCAACAAGGTAAGTAAATTCCTTATCTAAGAAGTCGATATGCCCTGACCATCCTGAAGCTATGATAGGTTTATTCACAGCTGAGAATTCTAGAAGAGGTCTGCCAAATCCTTCTCCTTTAGTAAAGCTAACCATTGCTTTGACTTTAGGATGATTGTATAACATATTAACTTCTTCATCAGACATCTCTCCGTGAAGTAGGTAGATGTTAGGTAAAGTACCTTTAATACTCTTTCTAATATCGTCAATCTTTTTTAGTACTTGGTTTCTATCCAAGATAGAAGCGTTAGCAGATTGAGTCTTTAAGATTAAAGCAGGAGCGTCTTTCTTATTCTTAAAACTTTCTAAGAAAGCTTTTACAAGGTATCCTACATTTTTTCTATCCTGTCCAAAGTCTCCTTGCAGCCAATGTCCTACAAAGAGGTAAGCAAAAGATTCTTCTACTGCAGAGAGGTTAAAAGTACTACTAGTAACAGGTTTATATTTTTCAATATCCAATCCTTCAAATAATACTTCAATAGGCTTCTGCAGTTCAATTGTACCTGTAGTCTTACCCTTATCTTGCACTTCAAACTTACTTCTCTCAAAAGTTTCTTTAGCATGCTGAGAGGATACTAGTGTGAGGTTCATTCTATTACAGCCTTCAATCCAACTTGGATCACAGATTGTAGTTTCGATACCGGCTGTAACTCCTATGTTATACTTTCCAATAGGTTGGAACTCATTAGGTACTGTAATTTGAATCCAGATATCAGGTTGACCTGTAACGTTTGGTACAATCTTTGAAGCTAGATCATGCTCTGAATGGTCTTTTAGATATCCAAACCGAGTATTCCCCCAGCGTTGAGATAGAATATAGACATTATATTTACCTGTACTAATTAAGGCTTTAACAAAATCTCTAGAACGGCCTCCGTATCCAGAGTACGTATCAATTGGACAACTAACTAAAACTGTTGGCTTACTCATATACCATTGGGTGTTTTACATATTTAGTAGGAAGATCTTCAACCTTAATCACATCGTATCGGCTACGAGGTGTAAAGTTTTCAAATGTTTGATCGATAGATAGAATCACATTCTTGGACATATTCTTAGCAGACATCATTGCTTCGTCTGATGTTACCCATTCACGTCCGGCAAGTCCTTTCTGCTTTCTTTCTTCGGGAGACAATATGTAGATTCTTTCAAGGACATCAGCTACATCTCTGAAGTCGCATCTGTCATCGTGGATGTACGGAGTAGGTACCGAACCTACTAGTGAGATGTTGGAAGGGTAGACAGGCATAGCCCACTCTCCATGCTCTAGATAAGTACCCATGTGGTTGGAAGGTATTTCAAGCGAAGGAGTATACCACTGACCTTTATCATCTACAAATCTCATCTGGTCTTGCATACCACCGGTAACGTTACCAATGATCATAGTACCTGCCATCATAGATTCAGTCAAGCTTAAGCCCCATCCTTCATTAGAAGAGATGAGCATAGTAACATCTGCGAGGTTGTACAGCCAGTTCATCTGCTCGTGACCTAATCTGTCCTGAGAGAAGAATACATTAACGTAGCTCGGATCGCAAATAGCTTCTCTAACTGCGTAAAGATCTGTTCCGTTTTCATCTACAGGCTGGGTGTGCATAATTAGAGCACATTTCTTTGCTTTCTCTGGACCTACTTGATCACAGAACTGTCTATAGGCTAGAATAACATCACCCGGTGATTTACGTCGGATGTTTCTAGAGTTCCAGAACGCTACAAACTCAATATCTTTTCCTTCAAAGATGCTCTTTTTGAACTCCTGGTACTTGTCGTAATTCTTAGACTCAGGTGTAATAGGGAAGAAGTGCTCTTCGTTAATACCGTGAGGTACATAAGTAAGTACCTTACCTTTAGCAGCATCTTCTAGCACAAGCTCGTTAATATTCTTAGTCTGTTTTGAAATAGACATAAGAAGATCACAGCACTCGTAATAAGCTTTATTGTAAAGAGGGGTAGGGTAATCGTCCCAAATGTTTAAGTACAGGAGAGGCATTGTTGTTCTAAGCTCTCTTTCGATATCAAACAACCAAGCCCAGTATCTAGGATCGGTAAAGAGCATGATAGCGTCAGGCTTTTCAACTCTTAGAAGCTCTCTTATAACCTCAATAGTGCCGTAGCCTGATGTTGCATATAGCTTCACTGAAGCATCTGTTATACCGGTCTGCTTGTTAACATCTTCTGAGAGATCAAAGGCTTTCTTTTCATCGGGATGCTTCATAGCACCTCCTAAGTTTACCCAATTGAAGTGATGTGATGTGCCTACTACAATCTCTCTTGCCATAGTAGCGACTCCGGAATGGAGTCTTATATCATCACACAGCAGAAGAATCTTTTTTCGATCTTTCTGCTCAACATAACGAAATTTGTCTTGCATTATTTTAAGTTTATATCGTTCTGATTATGTACCTTGTCTCTAAACGTATCGTCTGTAAGATAGAAAAAAATAGCTCTATCTGCCAACTTTTGAAAAGAAAATTTATAGCGTACGCATTGAACTTTAAACTCGTCGAATAACTGCTGTTCTACTCTAACGCTTGTCAGCTTTTTGTTGTCCATAGCCTTTATATGTTTATATACATATATAAATAGCTTGGAATTATAAAATAGCTGCGCTACAGAGAGGGCTTTTGTTAAACGGACAGAATCTACAGTTGTTTTTAGATGCATTCTTATTATAGTCTTTCTCAAGATATTCTCCTGTATCCGAAAATGCTTCTTCTACAAATCTATTTAAGCCGGACATCGCCTGACCTCGCTTAATCTTTCCTGAAGCAGGTCTGAATTGCTGTACTCTTTTGGGTACAAACTCTCCTCCTTCGTAAATCTTTCTACGTACGATAAAGAATTCTACATCGATGTTCTCTACATCGGTATTGAATTGCTTGGCAAAGAACTCTTTGTAGAATAGTACCTGAGAGATCTTAGTATCGCTTTTCTTTTCGTAATCACTCCAACCCTTAGTCGAAGTCTTGATATCTAAGATCAAATACTTTCCTGTAACTTCATTGTAGAAGACCAGATCAAGATAGGCTTTGAAGTACAATCCAGTCTTAAGCTGCTGTACCAGCGGCACCTCTACTCCTACCAGGTAAGTTCCTTTTGTGCTAAAGTATATCGAACGTTTCTTTTTTAGGTAGTCCATTATGGCTACTCCGTCGTTGTGAAACTCTTGAAGCTCCTGAGGAGTTGTAAAGTCTTTGTGTCCGTTATTAAATCTTTCTTTCTTGTAAGTCTTCTTCATTCGGTCAATCAGATACTCTGATAGATCGATTTCAGTAGCAGCCTTTACCGATTGGTTGTAAAGTACATCCAACCAGTTCTGAGCTGTCTCGTGTAGAGCAGTTCCAAAGACTGTATGAATGCTAGGAGTATAAGGTGCTAGCTTTTTCGGATACGAAAGATACCACTGATGTGGACAAGTACTGTAGATTGAGTATTGACTGTAGGAGATGTTTTTGTTCTCCTTTGTGTCGTACTTCTCTACTTTGTATTCACGAACCAGGCTTACCTCCTTAGGGAGTTTCTTCTTAGCCATTTTACTTCTTCCACATACCTCGAGCCACTAACTGAGCAATGATGCCGTAGTTAGCCAGGTCTTGATAAGTATCCATTAAGGATTCATTCTGTACACTACGTCGATTAATCAGCAGATTCTTCCAGCGGTTAACCTTATCTGAGATTCGGTACCAGAGTCCGGTCAATGCAAAGCCAATCTCATCTTCGTTAGCAAGTTGAGTACCTGCAGTGATGTTATGCATTCCGTAATCTAAATGCTTCTTTGCAAAGAGCTCTAACTGCTCTGCTTGAATCTGAATGTAGCCGTAGTAGATAGTCGGGTATTCTTCCTTGAGGATCTCGACTGCGCCTCTTTCGTATATATTTTTATCTTCGCTCATAACCTTAATATACGAAAAAAGCCCCTGCGAAGCAAGGGCTCTTTAAACTTTTTATTCTTTTCTTTCTCCTTTGTGAGGATCTATTCGATCTAAGATCTTATTTAAGTCCCCTATATGGATAAAGCCAGACATCGAAGCGTTCTTAAGAGCACTTATAAGCTGAAGTAGAATGAAAGGTACGATAATGGTTTCAGATAACCAACTAGTTCCTGCAAAGCCTCTTTCGACCATCAGGATAACAGTTAGGAACATTACCCATACTATTGTTCTTTGTAGTACTCTAACAGCTTTAAAGGTCTTAAAACCTTCTCTCTTGATTCCAGCAATGATGCCAAAAAATCCATCTACAAACACCACAGCAATTAGAGCAAGGTACTGCTCAAAGTTACCCATTGTCAGCTCTAGAAAATAAGAGCATCCGAATGAAAGTGTGGTGGCGATAGACAAAAATATGGCTGTTGGTTTCATTACTTCACGTATTCGTAGTACTTCTTAGTCTTGGCATTTCTGTCTTCAAGTCCGTGAGTACCGCCGTTGATGCGCTTGGTCAGTTCCAGGATAGCTGCATCGTTGATGCCCTTATCACAGATAGTCCATAGCTTATTTCTTTCAAAGAAAAACATAGCTGATTCAAAAGCGTATTTAGTAGCAACCGTATCAGGGTTAGTCAAGACCTCGTCATTGCCTAAGTACTTTGCAAATGCTTCGTAGTTGGCTTTACCAGTCAACTGAAGAGCTCCTCTG